TGACCTCGCGTTCGGTCTTCGGCCAGGCGATGAAGGTCTTCCCCAGGCTCTCGCCCGTCGCCTCATCGAGGGCGGGACCCACCATGCGGACGTCGTATCCGGCGGCGTCGAGCAGGGCGCCCAGCATCTCGTTGTTGCCCGCCTTGCGCTCGCGGGCCTCGGCGTCCACTCGGCTGTTCTCGTCGCTGGGGTTCTGCGTTACCGCTTCGTACGCCTTGCAGGCGTCCAGGTACGCACTCACCCCCTGGTCCAGAGCAGCCGTGACCACCTTCTGCACATCACTGTGCATTTTCCACTCCTCACCGAATTTGCATTTCAGATGCAACTTAAAGCTATCACAGTGGAGTTGATGGCCTAAGCCAAAACGGAAAGCGAGTTGGAATCAGATCCTGGATTCTGTAAAGCAAGTCAGCACACAGCACAGCGCCCCGCCTTCCCGGCGGGGCGCTGTGGTTGTTCACTGCCGGTACGGGTCGCCGCCCTGCGGCTCCAAAGGGTTGGCCAGCCACGCGTCGTACTGACTCGTACTCATCAGCCCCTCGTCGACACCCCACTTCATGAGGTCGACAACGGCTTCGTCCCGCGTCGGCCGGGGCGCCACGCCGCCCAGGGTGAGCGCGTCACGAAGTTCGTCCATCGCCTGCTCCACCACGGCGTCCTGATCCTCCAGCTTCTTCGCGAAGCTGGGATCGACCTGGGCGATCCGCCAGACACGGTCCAGCTCGATGCCCGTCTCCCAGGCCCGGGTCCGTGCGGCACGGACCCGGGCGAGAACGTCGTCGGTCATCAGCCGAAGTACGGCTGGCCGGTGTGGTACGCGATGACCAGGTTCTCGACCGGCGCGAACAGCGGCGTCGGCAGACGGTCGATCGGGTGCCAGGTCCAGCCCAGGCACTTCTCCGGCTCCATCAGCTTCGGGTCGCCGGAGACCCAGTGCGACACCATGCCGATGTCGGTGTAGTGCTTGCCCTCGTCCAGGTACTCGCGCAGGTTCGTGACGCAGAGGAACCGGGGGCGGGTGACGTTGATCTCGTCACCGCACTCCTCCTCCAGCTCGCTCAGGCCGCCCTCCTCGAAGGTCTCACCGAACTCCTGGTGGCCGCCCGGCGTCCCCCACTCGCCCTCACCGTGGGATCCGCGCCGCTGGCCGAGCAGCACATGCAGCCGACCCTCGAACTGCCGGATGACCAGCAGGCTGATGCCCGTCTTCGGGCGCGGGGCGTCCTCGTCTCGCTTCACTTCTTCTCCTCCCAGCCGAACAGGTCGTTCGGCGACGTGCCCAGCGCGGTGCACACCAGCACCATCACGTCGGGCTTCATGTTGTTGCGGCCCTGCTCGATGAACGTGATCGAGGAACTGTCGCGGTATCCGACCGCGTCGGCCAGCTCGATCTGCGTCATCCCGGCCTTCTCGCGCAAGGCGCGGACCCGCAGGCCCACGGCCCGGGTCAGCTCCGTCGGCTCGGACCGGTTGTCACCCAGTGCGGCGTTCTTCGCCACGATCTTCTTCCCCTCCGTCAGGCGAGCCGCATGCCGGGCTCGTCCGGAACCTGCATCACCGCGATGGCCAGCAGGGCGTTCATGATGGCGATGTCGCGGACCCTCTCCGCGTCGCTCTGCCCGATCCGGGGCATCTCGACCGTGTTCACCAGGTCGGCGCACTCGCGTGCGTTGGCCAGGTAGGCGCGGGCGATGTCGCCCCGGTCCGGCTCGTCCGTGCGGCGCACTGCTCTCCTCAGATCCGGAAGACGGTGGACTTGCGAACGTTGACCGAGTTCGTGGTCGCCGCCTGCTGGGCGGAGCCGCCCGGGTTGTAGGTGACCTGGGAGGCGCGGCCCGCGATGCCCATGATCTCGTGCAGGAACTGCTCGATCTGGTGCTCGCCGACGTACCGGGTGACGTCGTAGCCCTTGGCGTTGACCAGCAGCATGTCGACGACCTGCCAGGCGCCGCTCTCGAACCCGAAGGTGAAGATGAAGCTCTGGCCCGTCTCGCCGTCGACCAGCGTGATCAGGTACTGGTTCGCACTGGAGACGATCGTCGCCGTGGCCGTGGTCTCCGCCTTGCGGACCATCTTCCGCAGGCTGATCAGCTCGTCGGCGACGGCCTTCGGCAGGTACTGCTCGTCGACCTCCTTCGACTCCGGGATCTGCGCCTTGCGAGCGCCCTCCGGAACGAAGTCGCGGCGGCCGTTGTCGGGGTCCTTGAAGATGGCGACGTACATCTCCCAGCCGCTGGCCAGCGGCTGCTGCTCGCCGTCGATGAAGAGGTGGGACTTCTCCCAGCGCCACTTCCGGCCGTCGAGGCGGAACTTGATCGTCATCTTCGTCCGCTCACCCAGGTGGGTGAGCAGGATCTTGCCGTAGCCGTTGCGCTCGACGATGGGCTCGACGCCCGTCTTGTCCAGCAGGAAGGCGTACGGCTCGTGAACGACCTCGGGCATGTTGTCGATGCTGAGCGTGGTCAAGCTCTTCTCCGTCCGATTCCGATGTGAGGTGGGCTGAAAGCCCCGGGGTGCCGTTGTTCTTAGCCGGAGCGCGGGCGCCCCCGGGGCTTCTCCCTCTCTCCTGAAAACTACTCTACCACAGGGAAGTTGAGGATTCAGGGCTTCGAGAACACCCTGATGACCTCACGTCCTGCATGCTGCGGATCCGGACCTCGTTCGACCTGGAAACCGCAATTGCCGAGCACTCGTGCGTATCCGTCGAGCGATCGGGTTTCCTCACGCCCCGGACCGGCGAACCGGACCAGGACACCTTCGGGAATCTCTTCGATCTCGAAGCCCGAAAAACTCCCGAGCATGATCCGGTTCCGGTCGATCTCTCCGCTGGACCACCGGTAGGACCGGCTCCTCACCAGCACCACATCCTGCGCACTCTTGGCCGACCGGTAGCCGCCCGAGTTCAGAAAGCCCAGAACCTGGGACTTCAGGGACCTCATGACTTCTCCTCTCTTGTTCCGTCATCAGGTACGTCGTTCTTCAGACGGAATCAGTGAGGAAAACTTGCAAAGTGTGAGGCCCTTCACAGAACTTGCACAGCGTCCGGTCAGTCGATGTGGCGGCCGATGTACTCGACCTCGATGACCTTGACCTCGTCGCCCTGATCGCCGTAGGCCCACAGAATGCGCTCGCCACCGGGGCCGATGCGGATGTACGAGATCCACAGGTCGTCGCGGTTGCTGAAGCGGGGCTCCGGCTTCATGCGATGTGTGTTCAGGCCGGGGTGGGCCGGATTGTCGGCCAGCTTCTCCAGCGCGGACTGGACCTGCTTCAACTTCCCCCGGTCGCCGGACTTGCGGATCTTCTTGATCCCCTTCTCGGCGGCCGGGGTGATCTCCAGCGTGAACTTCATGCCGCGTCCCCCCAGATGAGCGCACTCAGGTCCGCCGAGGTGGAGATCCGGCGCCCCCAGTCACCCGCACTGCGGGCCTTGCGGTTGTCCTGCACGGCCTGCGCCGCCTCGACGGCGCCGCGCTGGCCGAACGCCTCCTCCGGCGAGAGCACCGGCCGCACGGCGGTCAGGTCCAGCAGCTCGCGCTCACTGATCACGACCGAGGGCGTCAGCGTGATCACGCCGTCCTCGCTGACCGTCACCGCGTACTGCTTGTCCTGAATCACCCGGTTCAGGTTGACCCGACCACGCGAGTCCGGCGACACCAGGATGACCATGGTCTCTCCCTCCCACTGGTGGGCCGCGCCCACCTCCTATGAGGAGCCTATCGTGAACTTGGCTGCCATCGCAACAAGTTCACGGGGCGAGGCGGATGCCCAGGTCTTCGGCCCTCTTCTGGTCCGCCCGCAGGCTCGCCGACCCGTCGGCCGCCATCAGACGGCGATGTCCACGGAGGCGAGCACCGAACCGGCGTACTCGTCGGTGACGGTGAACTCCCGGCGCAGCGCAGCGGTGATCCGCTTGAGGAGCGCCCGCTGCTCGAACTCCATCGACTCGTTGTGGATCCGGCACTGCGGGCAGACCGGCGGGATGCCGTGCTTCAGCCCCTCCAGGATCTTCGCCCCGAGCGTCTTGCTGCGGCAGCCCTCGCAGTCGTAGTGGTGCCGGTGCACGGTGACCATGACCTTCTCGCGGTCCGCCGAGGGATACACGTCCAGGTGGACGTACTCGTTGTTGCGGATCCCCTCGCTGTACAGCAGATCTTTCACCGTGTTCGCCTTGCGGTCCGCCGCGTCCATCCTCGCCATCCCCTGCTCCTCTCCGATGGGGTGATTCCCCAACGGAGAGGATATCAGCGAACCTTGATGGCCTGGGCCGGTTCAGGAAGACCAGGGCCAGGTGTCGGGCTCCGACCGGATCAGGTACTCGCGGCGGGCATTCACCGTCACGCCGGGGTACGCCGCCTCCATCGCTGCCTTCCAGGCACCCATCGCCGCCTCGGCCGCCGCGTCCTCGTTCTCCGTCACCGTCGCGCCGAACCCGTTCGTGAACGGGAAGGTCTGCTCGATGCCGGTGTCCACCGGGTTCTCGGGGTCCGTGTCGGCGAACAGCCACAGCTTGTACGTGACGGCGTAGGCGCCACTCGGGATCGCCATGATCCACCTCCAGGTAGGGAAACCCGGCCACCCTACTTCTCACGTACCTCCCCAGGCTCCTGCGACCCGCAGGCGGCCGACGGCGCCCGCCGACCACCCGAGGGGCGCCGAACCCCGTGCGGGCCCGCAGCCGGGCGCCCAGCCACCTTCCCGCCGCACCCGAAGCGCGACCCCGGCCGACGCCCCGCACCCGGCAGACCACAGAAGCCCCGAGGTCTTTCGAGCGAAGCGAGTCCATCCGTCCTCCGGCGGCGCGGAGCGCCGACGCGCTGAGGACGACGATGAAGGCTTGGCGGAAGACAGGTCAGGTGCGGGCCGGTGGGTGGGGAACCCACTCCGGCATGTGCCTGGCATGGCTGGAGCCAAGCCTGAAGAGGAGGACTTCTAGATACTTCTATAGGGGGTGGAAAATCGACGTTTCCCCAGGTCAGGTGGGCTACCGACTCTGTCATTTTCTGCCAGGGACGTTGACCTCATATGGTCAACCATATGGCCTACTTTGGCAACGAGAGGTCAAGGGTATTCCGGGGTGAAGTTGGACATCTCGATGAGCATGAACATGTCAACGATGTGACCCCGGTCTCCCTGTCGCACCCTTCTCATACGCGGATAGAGGGAGTACCTTCTGGTGGACAAGGGGGCGACTTCTAGCTGCACTGCCGAGATCGTTCTGCTAGAGTCGCAACTACGGAAAGGAGTGACCGGCATGGGACACGAGGCCAGCGTCATCGACGCGACCCTGATGAACGAGTTCGGGCAGTACGCCCAGACGGCGCCGTTCCCCATCTGGGTGGTGGCGAAGCTCAGCGAGGAGTTCGAGGCCCTGGGCCTGTACGCGCGGATCGCCTCCGCCGCGACGATGGAGGACTCCGACAGGATGCGCGTCACCATCTCGAAGGACTGGGCGGAAGCGCTGTTCGGTGAGAACGGCGAGTGGAAGAAGCCGATGCAGTTCCTGCTGGAGATCGAGGCGATCACGAAGGTCGCGGTCTACCGCAGCGGCAAGGTCCGGCTCCAGATGGAGGCGTACCCGCCCGACATCCGCGACGAGCTGGACGCTTACCGGCGCCCGAACGGCAAGCTGGTGGCAGCCTTCTCCTGAGAAAGGAGAAGGCCCCAGCGTGAACTGGGGCCTCGATCAAGCAAACTGACTGAAAGGTTACAGCGGAAGCCATGTCGGATTCAAGGCACTTCACCGTGGTCGACGACTGGGTGCTGCTGCACCCGGACGTGACGTCCACCGAGTACCGGATCTACTCGATCATCAAGGGCAACCTCAAGCACACGCACGGCGGCGTGCCCGAGACCGGCTTCCGCGCGACCGCAGCCTGGGTCAACGAGATCTCGGGTGGCCTCGTCTCGGTGAGCACCGCGCACAAGGCGATGCAGTCCCTGGCCAAGAAGGGGATCCTGCGCAGGCTGAACAACCCGCAGTCGGGCGAGGGTGCCGACTTCGAGTTCGTCGTGGTGCCGCCGGAGGAGTACGCGGGCCCCAAGAGCGTGATGGCCGAGGCCGCCGCGATCAGCAAGAAAAAGAGCCGCAGCGTGGTCTTCGTGACGGTGCCGCTGAACCGCAGGCCCCGCAAGGGTGCCCGCCAGCAGGAGGCGCAGGCTCAGGCGATCGTCCTCATGGACGAGGAGACCGAGGAGCCGGAGCCCGAGTTCGACATGTCGGGCCTTCAGGCCCCCGTGCCGAGCGGGGCCGAGGCCGAGTTCGCTGTCGAGCTGGAAGAGATCACCGCGCGGAACATCGAGCCCCGGCTGCGGCTGATGTCGGCCGCCTGTGAGCGGGTCGCCGCTGCGGTGCGCCCGGCGCTGGAGGCCGGATGGAACCCGCGCGAGCTGGCGCTGCGGATGGCGGCCGAGCTGAACCCCCGGGTCAACGCTCCGGAACGGCTGCTGATCAGCAAGGCCGGAGACCTGGGCAAGCCCCCGAAGGCGCGCATCGCGATGCCCGAGGCGCCGAAGGAGGACGAACAGCTCAACCGGTACGTGCCGCCGAAGCAGTTCCACCAGCGGCCCGGCCTGGAGATCAGCCCCGAGGAGCAGGAGAAGATCGACGCAAGGCTGCGCGAGTACCAGGCCCAGCGTGAGCGGGCCAACCTGCTGAAGAGCTGAAGAAACGGATAAGGAGAACAAACGTGGGTGAAGTACGCGCCATTGCGGGCGGCACGATGGTCGACCCGCACGCGGAGACGGCGGTTCTAGGGGAACTGCTCGTCTCCGACGGCCACCCGCTCGACTGCCGTGACGAGGTCACCGAGATCCTGCGGGACGCCGGGCCGGAGGTGTTCCACGACCCGCTGAACCGCAAGGTCTACGAGGCGTTCCTGTCCTGCTTCATCGACGGCGGCAACACTCACCCGGTGGCTGTCGTCGGGGCGCTGCGGCAGGAAGGTGAGCTGACCGCCGAGCTGTTCGACCACGTGCACAGCCTGCCCGCGAAGGCCGGGAACCTGGCGGCCTCGCACGGAGGCGCCCGGACCCTGCTCGACCTGTACCGGCGGCGCCTGCTGCACAAGGTGCTGGTGGAGTCCTCGGGCCGGGTGCAGGCGGGTGGCGGCTCCTACGGGGAGATCGCCGGGGAGGTCTCGGTGGTGGTGTCGGAGGTCATCGACGCCTCCACGAAGGTGGAGACCACCTTCTCCGCGTCGCAGGTCTCGGAGGCGGCGCTGGGCCACATCCTGCACGGGCGCACGATGGAAAAGGGCATCCCGATGGGGCTGCACGACATCGACGAGCTGACCGGCGGCATGCGGCTGGGCCAGTTCATCGTGATCGCCGGGCGCCCCGGCCATGGCAAGACCACCCTGGGTGCCCAGGTCGCCCGGAACGTCGCGCACCAGGGCATCGCCACGGAGATCTTCTCGCTGGAGATGCCGAAGGAGGAGCTGGGCCAGCGCAACGCGTCGGCCGAGACGGGCATCCCCTTCGAGGACATCCGTGACGGCCGGGTGGACGCTGAGGCGATCGAGCGCCTGATCGAGTACGACGCCAACCAGGCGGACTACCCGATGACGGTCGACGACGACCCGGGCCAGACCCTTGGCGAGATCGCTCTGAAGGTGCGCAAGTCGGCGCGCGAGAAGGGCGCGAAGGTCTTCGTCATCGACTACCTCCAGCTCGTCAAGCCGGACAAGCCGACCGGCAACCCGACGGTGGACGTGGCGATCGTCTCGGAGGGCCTGCGCAGGCTGGCCCGTACGCTCCGGGTGATCATCATCGCGCTGGCTCAGCTCAACCGTGAGTCGGCCGGTCGCGATGACGGCAAGCCCAAGCTGACCGACCTGCGCCAGTCCGGCCAGATCGAGCAGGACGCGAACGTGGTGGTCCTGGTTCACCTGCCGTTCAAGATCGACCCTGACACGGCGCGGGGCAAGGATGCGGACCTGATCCTCGCGAAGAACCGAGGGGGCAAGACGGCCGAACGGGTGATGCTGTTCGACGGCGCCCACAGCCGCTTCCTCAACCCCTCCGACATGCTGGCGGGGATGTCGTCGTGATCACGGGGGAGTTTCTGGTCTGCGACGACCTCGGTCCGCTCGGCCGCCTCGCGCCGCCCGGCGACCTGTTCGTGATGGAGCCCCGGGACGTCAACATCGTGATCGCCGAACGCAGGTGGATCAACGAAAGGTACCTGGAGGCCGACGAGAAGGCCGAGAGGTACCGGAAGTGGCTGAAGACGGCCCACCTGCGCGGACGCCGTGACGCGATCCGGGAGTGGTTCGACATCTGGACCATCGAGGCGGCGAAGTACGCCGTCTGTGATGGCTGGCTGCTGTCGGTCGTCGGCCTGCTGGAGATGGGCAAGCAGCAGGCGATGAACGTGCCGAAGGACTTCTCGTACAACGGCTTCGGCCCGATCCGCGAGCTGACGAAGCAGGTCGTCGAGGCGACCGACGAGGAGATCATCGGAGGCGCCCGGTTCCGGGCGAAGCTCCGGTAGACAGCGCGAAGGCCAGGCGTCCGGTGTCCACCGGATGACCTGGCCCCACTTCCGGCCCCTCGTGGGGCGGCATGTAGAGTATGGCAGCCATGGGTGACGGGCGGCAAGCCCCTTTCGAGGGGCTTGCCAGTAGAAGTGGCCCAGGCCATGTAGTAGGCTGTGGGTGAGCCAAGTTGATGTTGGTTCACCCCTCGGAAAGGGTGAAGAGATGGTTGTGTCTGTAGGGCCCATCGCTCTGGCGCGGCCCGGCTGGGGACTGAAGGAGGGCGCCGTCACGTCGCTCGTGTCGAACGACTCGGGAGGCAGGCCGGACGTGCTCTGCGCGCAGATGCTGCTGAATGCGGCGATCTGCGGAATGAAGGTGCTCGTGCTCCTGCCGGGGCTGCGTTCCGACGATGAGGTGTGGTCCTCGGTCGGCCAGATTCTGGGCGGCGGGGACGGGCGTGTGGCGGCCCGGGAGATGCGTCATCTGCGCCTCGTCATGTACGCCTCCGGCACTGGCCGGGAGCACGTCGACAAGGCTGAGCTGGTGTACGCTCCTGGACTCAGCCCCTCCGAACTCAGCCGCCTCAGCAGTGAGACGACGGCTCCGATCCTGACCCTCGCCGACCTCGAAAGCGAGACGGCGAAGCGGCTGTCCAGCGAAGTGATCCGCGTCGGCGGCGACACGATCGTCTACGACGCCGAGGGCTTCGAGGTTCCTGTCGTGTTCGACCCGAGCGGTCCGGTCTATCGCCCGGCATGATGGTCGTCGCACGCCCCGCTACCGGTGGGGCGTACGCGGCGCCCGGTGAGAGAGGTTGTGCGAATGGCACGAGGGTCAGGACTCAGGAACGTACTCGCGGCGCTGGACAGGAGCGGAAGCCGGGTCAAGCAGCACGGTGGGTACTACACCGCCCAGTGCCCGGCGCACGAGGACCGCAACGCATCGCTCAGCATCACCCAGGGTGAGAAGGGTGCGGTGCTCAACTGCCACGCCCGCTGCGCCACCGACGACATCCGCATCGCGCTCGACCTCAACTGGCCCGACCTGTTCGACAACGGCGGCCAGATGGGAGAGGAAGACCGCCAGCTCGCCGCCGATCTGTGGATGCCCTGCCAGAAGAACGGCTGCGGCGGCCACAAGTCGGCGGAATACCGGTATACCGACGAGAACGGGAACCTCCTCTACGCGGTGGCGCGCTGCTCGCGCAAGGGTGACGGATGCCCGCAGCCGTTCGCGCAGTGGGTGCCCGACGCCAGCAAGAAGTTCGGCAAGAAATGGGGGCTTCCCTCCTCGGTCCGCCGGGTGCTCTACAACCTGGTGAAGGTGATCGAGGCGGCGAAGGCCGGGCGCCGGATCTGGCTCATGGAGGGCGAGAAGGACGCCGACCGGATGAGGCGGGACTTCCCCGACGAAGCGGTGACGACCATCGTCTCGGGTGCGGGCAAGAGCAAGTGGCGGCTGGAGTACGGCCGGTACTTCAAGGGCGCCTCCGAGGTCATCATCGTGGCCGACTGCGACAAGACGGGCCTGGAGTTCGCCGAGGAGGTGCACAAGCACCTGAGCAACGTGGTGACCAAGGTGAAGGTGGTCTGCTCGCCGCTCATGGCCGACGGCGCGGACTTCTCCGACCACCGGGACCACGGGTTCGGTCTCGACGAGTTCGAGATCGTTCCCTTCGAGCCGATCAAGAAGCGGCCTGAGATGGTGATCCTGGTCGAGGAGGAGCACCGCGAGAAGCCGGTGTTCTTCAACGGCTTCAGCCAGGAGTCCGTCGAGCGGAGTCTGATCGGATCGATCCTGCGGTACGGCCACTCGTACGGGATCGCCGAGGTGGACATCCAGACCGACAGCCGCATGAACGTGATCATCAAGGCTGCTGCCCGGCTGGCCCGGCAGGAGAACGTGATCACGCCGGAGATGGTGGCCGCCGAGGTCGAGGAGATGGGGGTGAGCACCTTCGAGAAGGTGCTGCCCTACGCCCTTGAGCTGGAGGCCGTCGCCTTCGACGACACCACCAAGCCGCTCGTCGCGGCGCGCATCCTGCGGGAGCGCACCATGCGCCGGATGCTGGCGCTCGTCAGCCGGGCCACCGAGTCGGCGGCCCAGGACGAGAAGAGGCCGCTGGACCAGATCCTGGCCGAGGTCGGCCGGACGGCGGAACGGATGAACGAGGAGTACGCCTCGCTGGAGCGCGAGTACTGCGAGCCGGTCGGCGACGTGTTCACCGGGGACGTTCTCGAAGAGATCGTCATGGAGGAGATCGAGCAGGAGAAGACGAACGTCACGCCGATGCGCCAGCAGAAGCAGGGCGTGACGTACCGGCCGAAGGCGGTCCAGGGCGGCTGACATGGCCCAGGCCATCTGATATTCTCAACAGAAGGAAACGGAGCCCCGGTTGAGAACCGGGGCTTTCGGAAGGAGACGATGTGGCACGCACGGGAAATACGGAGAACCGCCAGCGCTACTACGAGGAGCTGCTGGACGAAGCCGCATCCCCGAAGGAGACCTTCGAGGTGTTGCGCAGCAAGCTCGCGGCCGACGTGAAGCGACTACCCGCCGACCTGCGCGACGGCGCCTACGCCAGCGCGGCCGACGCGCTCAAGAGCGTGATCGAAGCCGTCGGCGACGCGATCGAGGACATGCGGCCGGTGAGCGCATGAGGATCGATGGCACCCTGCTGGACTTGCGCACGATGGCCGATCGGCCGGGCAGCACGCCACTCATCGGCGGCCGTCGGCATCTCGGAGTCGGTGGCGACATGGTGATCGTCAGCGAACTCGGCCACCCGGACCAGGCAGGTATCGGGATCGGCACGCCCGGCCCCTGGGTGACCATCCACTGCACCACGCGCGGGTACGACGAGCACCGGTCGCCCGTCGACCGGGACGGCTGGCTCGATGTCGCCATGCTCACGCCGTGGCGGGAGTACTGGCTGGAGTTGGACCCGCTCGGTGGCGTCAGGGTGGAACGGGCCGACTCGGACGGCAGCAGCTACCGGTGGTACTGGCCGATCCCCGCCGACTCGTGGAGGCGGATCCAGTGCGGGTGAACAGCGGACGCCTCGACCTGAAGAGCCTGAATGTCGGGGAGCCCTGCACCATCACGACCGGCGGATCGTCGATCAAGCTGGTGCACACGGGCCGCACGATCGAGATGGGGCTGTACCTCAAGGGTGTCGGCATGCAGCCGATCCTGGAGGACCGTCTGATGCGGATCGAGCACGACCGGGGCTTCCCCGTGTACTGGCTGCACCTGGACAAACTGGCGCCGAGGCGGCTGTACACGGTCCTCGTGACGAGCCCGCCCCGGATGCACGACGAGGCCATGGATCCGCGCTTCGCCGGTATGCCGGGATGGCAGATCAGCGACGACACCCCGGGGAGGGAACCGTACCCGGGCGAGACGGAATCCGGTGGCCGGGGCTGGAACCTGCTGGGCAAGCTGCTGGGAAGGAGGGGAGAGTGATGGACCGCAGGGAGCTGCTATTCCAGGGCGAGTACTGGGTGGACGGTCAGAACCGGATCCACCGGGTCGCCGACATGGATATCCGGCACGCGCAGAACGTCTACCGATACCTGACCGACCGCGACCGCGCACTGGCTCACCTCGATCTGCTGATCTCCTTCTACCTGCTGGGCCCCGGTCCGAGCGGGGACGCCGCGACGGACGCCTACGAAGGCGAACTGGCCCGGCTGGAGGCGTGCCGCAGCAACCCGGTTGCCTGGGCCAAGGAGCTGCCGTTGCTGACGGCCCTCCAGGAGCGCGGGTGGGGCAACCCCCAGCCGGAGCCCGAGCCCCGGCATCGGGAACTGCTGGTCGTGGTGAAGGTGAAGATCGGCCGGGACGCCGATGCGAACCTCGTCGAGTACGACATCGAAGAGGCCGTGAAGGCGCTGCCCTACGACATCGAGATCGCCGACGTGCGGTGATCAAGGAAGGCGGAACGACGTGAGACGGAGACGACTGCTGGCGCTGGGCGCTGCTGGGGCACTGGTGGCCTCGACCTGTACGGCCGCCGGAGCGGCTGGTGCCGATGAGCGCCGACCCGCCATGGCGGCAGCAGTCGTACCCTCCATCCGCATCGAACTTCCGCCACTCGGCCGGACCGAAGGGCCGAAGCCGGAAGCCAGGCCGTCCTTCACGCCGCCCGTTCGGACGAAGGCGCCCGTCGTGCGGAAGTCCGTGGTGAAACCGAAGCCCGCCGCCAAGCCCCGGCCGAAGCCGACGAGACCGGTGAAGAAGAAGCCGGTCGAGAAGGTCACCAGGATCGGTGGGTACGCCTTCTGCGGCTCGGCCGTGGCGGCGGCCCAGCGCTGCATCGACGCCGGGAAGCTGACGCTGTACTACCCGGCCGGGGTGAAGACGCTGGCGGGCCACAACTACATGGGCTGGGCCTGGATGGACGACCTGCCCGTGGGCCGGAAGGTCGTCATCACGTCGGGTGGCCTGGCCGGGACGTACCGGGTGTACGGCCACGGCTGGGCGAAGCGCGGCAGTCAGGGCGGCACCTTTCCGTCGGCCGGTTTCGGCGCCTCGGTCGCGCTTCAGACCTGCACGAGCACGGGAACGGGGTTCTCCTTCCTTCGCCGTGCGTGAGGCTCATCACCGAAAACCGCTATGAGATAGCGAAGTTCTGCGGTAGAGTAGTACTTGTAGCCGAGAGGGGAAACCTTCTCGGCAGGCAAAGGGATATAGCTCAGCTTGGCCAGAGCAGCGGTCTCCAAAGCCGCGTGTCGCAGGTTCAAATCCTGCTGTCCCTGCTGGTTCCCCGGGGTTACAATCCCCCCGTCACCCTGGGGAACCTTTACCGGAATGTAGCTCAGCTTGGTAGAGCGCTCCGTTCGGGACGGAGAGGTTCGCAGGTTCAAATCCTGTCATTCCGACTGGTTTCCTGGCGGCGTACTGGAAGTACCTCTTTCCTTTACGACGTCGTCCACTCCGCCAGGAAACCGCAGTTCCCGCGCCATCGGTTTCGCGAGCCGAAGAGTGCAAGGATGGCATCTTGCGTAGGGGAAAGCGTCTGCCGGTCGGAGCGGGAGGGTCGGTAGTAGCAGGGCGGTTTCCCCGAATGCCTCCGTAGCTCAGTCGGTAGAGCGCCGTCTTCGTAAGTCGGATGCCATCGGTTCAATTCCGGTCGGAGGCTCGCAGGTCCCTGTAGCTCAGTTGGTCAGAGCACTCCCCTCATAAGGGAAAGGCCACTGGTTCAAGTCCAGTCAGGGATACGAAGGTGCAGCGCGGACTCATAATCCGTTAGCTGTATGCCAGCGGAAGGCTCGGGAGGACAGACCCGGCTGGATGTTAGGCAGACCCCTGGTGAAACGCTGTCCCGGGAAGCCAGGGGTTCCTGTGAAAATCGGGACAAGAAAGAAGGTGCGATCGTGAGCTGTAAGTGCAAAGCTCGGACGTACGAAGGGCACCTGAAGAAGGTGCAGCAGGACGGATATCCCGTCCACGTCTACACGGGCCACTACTGGGGCCCCAAGGACGACAAGCAGAACTGAAGAACGCGCGCCCTTAGCTCAGTTGGCAGAGCAGGGGATTCTTAATCCTCGTGTCACTGGTTCAAGTCCAGTAGGGCGTACTGCCGCATCCTCACGGCTTCCTGGGGCTTGGGTGTGGTCGGCCTGGATCCTGCCTTGGTCACGCTTGGCGCGAAGGGTGAAAGGCTGAACGAGGTGTGGCCCAGTTCGGATGGGGCAGCCGACTACGGATCGGAAGGACGCGAGTTCAAATCTCGCCACCTCGACCTGAAAGCTATCAATGCCTATTTGTACCAAGTGCGATGAAGACAAGCCTGATTCAGAGTTCAGAACGACAGTAAAGGAGGGAAAGCCGTATACGTACAAGCACTGCCACGACTGTCAGCGCGAGTACGTTCGAAATCACTACAGCAACAATAAACAGGCTTACGTCGACAAGGCGAGAACACGCAACAAAAGAATCATGAAGGAGCTTCGCGAGAAGATCGTGGAGTACCTGAAGGATAAGCCTTGTGTCGATTGCGGTGAATCAGACATCCGAGTCTTACAGTTCGACCATCGAGAGCCTTCGGAAAAGCTGTACCCGATTTCCACCATGATCAAGAATGCAATGAAATGGGAGTCGGTTCTGAAGGAGATCGAAAAATGTGACGTTCGATGCGCGAACTGTCATCTGAAAAGGACTGGCATTCAGTTCGGATGGTGGTCTAGCCTAGAAGAATAAGAAACATGCACCTGTGGAGGAGTCTGGAGTCCTCGCCGCCCTGTCAAGGCGGAGATTTTCGCGGGTTCAAATCCCGTCAGGTGCGCTGGCTTCGGAGGCGGATTCCCGTGGAGTTCGTGGTTCACGAGACCACTATCCACGGGGCAGAGAGTGAGGCAAAGCGAGTCCATGAGCCAACCTTCTCCGGAAGGTGAGTGGAGGGCGGCCCCTGCCCAGCTATACATCAAGGGGTGCAAGGCCCTGTAGCTCAGGTGTGTAAGAGCGCTGGAGTGAAATCCCAGAGGTCACTGGTTCGAGTCCAGTCGGGGCCACTGGCCGGACGGTAAGATGTGGACACGGTTCTGCTGTGGCGGGCAGGATATACGAGTGGAAGCATCCCGAGAGCGGAAACATTGCCGTCCGGTTGCCAACAATTACATAGCGATCCCCGGTAGTTTAACTGGCAAAACACCTGATTCTGGGTCAGGCGTTCTTGGTTCAAATCCAGGCTGGGGAGCGTAGTACGTGGCGGAGATAGGAGTACTGCCTGGTCGCCATCCGCCCGACGGCCAGGACAGTTGAGAAGCGCAGCAGAACAAGGTCGGTGCGCCGCGTGGTGCTAGGGATGAGGCCCACGAAAACAATTTCAGATTCGATCTCCTGTAGCTCAACCGGCAGAGCGCCGCACTGTTAATGCGGATGTTACTGGTTCAAGTCCAGTCAGGAGAGCGTGTGCCGACGACACTATGTCCTTCCGTGGTCTGAAAAACCCGGTCGGAATTACAGTCGGTGGTAAAGGGCCGCATTGCGCAGTGCGGTCGCGCGTGCAAGAGTACTCCGAGTCAGAGCCCGGCGAACAGGGCACTCGGAAAGGCTCTGAGGAGACGTCCAGTGCAGGTTCGATCCCTGCCTCGCGCACTCAGGAACATCCGTACCTGAACAGTCTGGAGTGATGATGGGATTCTCCACCGGCTTCACCTAGGTCCGCGAAACTCGCGGCCCTAGGAGGATGCATTCCGATGGGCAAGACGGCACATCACCTGAAGGGCAAGTTCGACATCCGGGAGTGGCCGGACGGGTACTGCATGTACTGGCGGGGCCGCCCCGTCATCCCCGTCCGTGAGCACACGGTCTACGACCTGCGCTACAGCGCTGCGGAACTCCGCGATGCCGAGGAGCAGGGCCGCAGGCCGCAGCCCCGGAAGGTGAGGCGCACCGCTCGCTGGTGGACCTACACCGGGGCCTGGACACCCAGCTCCAGCCGTACCTACTGGGCCCAGAAGCACGAGCGGGCCAACCGGCGGTACGTGAAGGGCAAGCTGGAGGCCGGGCGCCGAACGAAGGGTGAACTCGAACGTCGGCTGTACGAGAAGGCCGAGAAGGTTCCTCGCCGGATGCTGTACGACATCTGGTGAGATCGGAAAACGCTTCTGTAGCTCAGGGGATAGAGCACCGGATTCCGGATCCGGATGTCGCAGGTTCGAATCCTGCCAGGAGCACGGCGCGGGTTTGGAGTACCGACCAAAGCGGGAGAGAGACCCGACTGGAGGTCCTGCCGATGAAAACTCCATCAAGGGCTGAACGGAGAGCGTAGACCGGTTCAATTCCAGTCGTCCCCGTGGCAGGGGTGTGGGGCTGCGGCCCCCGAAAAGGATTGCCTGCAACGATGTCGTGTCGAGTGAATGCAGGAACCGCGCAGAGGGGTTCGAATCCCTTCCAGCCCACGGCGGTGCCACCGCGTCACGCCGGGCGCGAATGGGTGCGATGAGGCCAACTCCAGTGATCCGCGTGGCGGCCCTCCTGGAAAAAGATCTCGCACGGTCGAGGCTATACGGCCCCCGCGTTCTTGTCTCGGAGAGGAAAAGGAAAAGTGGACTACGACATCGATGAGATCACGGTGGTTGAGCTGCCGAAGCGGACCGGCATGTCGTCCGGCTGGCCTCAGCAGTACCGGATCACGGTCGCCCCTGCGGCGCGCGGCCGGATCATGCCCGAGCTGCCCTTCCTGCACAAGGAGGACGGCATCACCGTGCCGGACGGCCGGACGTACTGGGTGGAGAGCGCCAAGCAAGTACCCGTCGTGAAGAAGGAACACGTCCAGTGGATGTGGGTCTACACGGCCACGCGCGACACCTCGGACGACCCTGAGCCGTGGGACGAGGACCGCAGCCCCTTCGGTGCCTCCCAGTTCGGGCGGTGAACGGCGTGGCGGAGTACAAGGCCGGGATCATCAAGCACGCCGGAGCCTGGTTCAAGCTGCGCGTGAACGACGACGGTGACTGGCTGACCGAGTTCGACGGCCGGGACCTGAAGCACCCGACGCGGGCCAAGCTGCTCGCCGACATCGAACGCGTGATGCGCCTGAAGAAAAAGGCCGTCAACGTCCCCTTCACGAAGGTCGAGTCGAAGAACAACGGCTACATCACCCTGAAGCACGGCGTCGTTACCGGCATCCACGCGGGAACCGGTAACCTCCTCGTCTCCTGGGACGACGGCACCAACGGCCAGCTCGCCGTGGGGTACGGCTCCGAGGTCATGCGGCGCCTGCTGCCCAACGAGGAGGACGAGCTGCGCCGTCTCGCCAGGGAGGCGTACGCGAGCGGTGAGGCCCTGCGCGAGTTCAGCCAGCGGCGCCAGGTCTACAAGGGCACGAAGGGCCTGGTCGACCAGGTCGAGGCCGAGCTGAAGAAGGGGGAGAAGTGATGGGACAGAACACGGTCACGGTCGTGGGTTCGATCGAGTTCCGCGACGTGGTGATGACGCTGGACCGCGCGGGCGGGAAGGAAATCTTCGCGGGCAGGGCCGACCTGAAGGGCCCGACGTACCGGATCATCCCGCGCCACGCCGATCAGTTCCAGAAGATCACGGTGGACGACCTGTTCGGGTCCGACTTCCCGCCGGTCTACATGGAGGACTTCGCCCAGGCGCTGATCGCCTCCGGCGAGAAGATCGCCATCAGCGTCTTCACGGCGTAAGGGGGCGCGCGATGACATGGCTCGGCGGGTACGACGGGAACCTCGGCAGGCGCCCGCATCGGCCGGTGAAGCGAAGGCCGCCGACGGCTGACGACATGCCGGACGAGGCGACGGCTGAACTGATCCGCGAAGCGATCGAGAAGTACCCGAAGGCGACGGCAGTGGAAGTGCGCACCTTCGTGAAGGAACTCGACGGCGGCCCCGAGTTCGACGTCCAGGCGATCCGGGCTGTCATGCACTTCGGGTAGGCAACTCCGCTCCAGTTCGGTACAGTTGAAGAATCGCAACCCACGGAGCCCCCGGTCTGGCGATTGGGGGCTCCGTCATCGGATGAGGAGAGAAGCGATGGGTACGTACGACGGCGGGCAGGCGCCCGTGGACAGCTCGACCTGGAAGCAGCCGACCAGCGGCAAGAGTGGCGAGGCACACCCGGCCCCGGCGCCGATGGTCCGCGACGAGACCACCGGCACCATGAAGCGAGCCGTCACCCCGGATCCCTACAAGAACGGCGGCAACGGTCACACGCTGCGCAACTTCGGCCACGGCGGTGGCCAGTGACGAAGATCGAGAGCGAGTACGACGTCGCCACGATCCTCGGTTCGCTCGATACCGCACGCTGGCCCGAGGTTCGCGAGGCCATCCGCAAGGGCGGCACCGGGCACTCGTTCGGACCCGAGCTGGACTTCGGCGAGGCGCCCGAGGGCGGCGACAGTGAGGCCGAGTACATCTTCAACGAGGCCACCGAGATCGCCGGGACGAACCGGCTCATGCGCCAGGCCGCGCGCAGCCTGCACGGCAACCTGGAGGAGGCGCTGCGGCGCATCAAGGCCGCCCAGCGCAACATCCAGGAACTGCGCGACCTCGGCGATATCGAGTTCCTGGAGGGCAACGACGACGTCGACCAGTTCCTGAAGGACGCAACCCGTGCCCTTCGCGCGGCCGACGCCCTGAAGCACACCGACGAGACAGGGGAGATGAAGTGACGGGTTCTGGCTGGGACAGCCATGGTCATGTCAGTGACCGTGGCCGATCGGGAACGGCCTGCCGGAACCGCAAGGAGCACTTCGAGCACTGGGTGGTGACGGTGCGCCGGGCGAACTACTCCGCCTTCAACGGTTACCACCGCACCCCCAGTGACTACTCCGAGGTCCGGTGCACGGCCTGCCCGACCCGCTGGCGCACGAAGGCCGCCTACGTGGACCGACTTCCCGACGAGAAGTGAGCCCGCCACGGGGCTGAAAAACAGGGTAGATTTCCTCCGGCAAGACAGCAGAGAGACCGGAGAGAAACATGCCGCTGGGCACCGTGAAGTGGTTCAACGCCGAGAAGGGTTTCGGCTTCATCGAGCAGGACGGCGGCGGGCCCGACGTCTTCGTGCACTACTCGCAGATCAACGCCCAGGGCTACCGCAGCCTGGAAGAGGGCCAGCGAGTGATCTTCGAGACGCAGCAGGGGAAGAAGGGGATCGAGGCGCAGGGCGTCACGGTCACTTCGTGAGAACGGCGGAGCGCCCCGACTGGGACGCCTGGGCACTCGGCATTGCCGAGGCCGTCTCCCTCCGGGGTGACTGCACCAGGCGCCAAGTCGGGGCCGTTCTGCTGGATGAGGCGCACCGGGTCATCGGCTGCGGCTACAACGGTGGCCCGCGTGGCGGTGAGAGCTGCCTGGCCGGTGAGTGCCCACGCGGCAGGCACTACGAGACCTCGCAGTGCCCCGGGCCGCCACACCCGCCGGACTGCAAGTGCCGGGTCTTCACCGGCTGGTGTGCCTGCGGCGAGACGTGGCCCTGCGCCTTCTCGGTGGCCCCCGGCAGTTCGTACGACACCGGGCCGGGCACGTGCATCGCGGTGCATGCCGAGATGAATGCCCTGCTGGACGTCTCGGACCGCAGCCGACTGGTCGGCGCCACGATGTACATCACCGAGCAGCCCTGCGCCGGTTGTCTGAAGATCCTGAAGAACACCGAGATCAAGACGTTCGTCTGGCCGGGCGGCCGGATCGGCTGAGTGACGGGCCTCTCCCTGAAGGAGGGGCCCGTTCTCGTATCCCGAGTGGCCTGGGCCATGTTAGAATGGAAGAACCAACTAGCCTTATTGGCAAGGAACTTCGGAGAGGGAAGAACATGGGACAGGTTGCCCCGTACCACCTGCTCGGCGACGCGAGCCGACCGGCCCTGATCCTGATGGCCGGACCGGACTACGCCCGGATCCGCGAGATCGTCTCGAAGGCGGCCATCGCCTTCGACATGCGGCACTTCAGCGCCGACGTGGACGTGGACGCGCTCAAGGCGGAGACGGTTCGTGAGGACCGGCCCATCGTCGTCTTCGCTTCCATGCCGGAAGTCGAGGGACGTCTGGACCGGAGCGCCTTCGACGGCCGCCTCACCAACCTCTCGTACGCCGCCGACCGCATCGTCTACGTCGGTACGACCGGCGCCGCCCTGGTCCACCCGATCACGCCGGGCACCCGCCAGGAGGTCCGCAACGGCCACCTGACCGTGATCCAGCAGCTCGACGTCGTGGCGGCCGGAGAGACGGTCGTCGGCCTCACCGTGGACCGCCTGTGAACACCGGGCCGGACGACGGGTGGCCGGTGATCAAGCTGCTCGGGACGATCACGGACGAGGTCCGGAAGATCTACCCCGGCCTTACCGACGAGGAGGCCCTGAAGCTCGCCACCGTGGCGATCGAACTGCTCGACAACCGCCCGGAGGGCGTGAGTCTGGGTGAGGCGTTCTCCGACCGCATGCACGCGGAGGTCGTGCCCGGCGAGAGGAACTGGGCCTCGCAGGCGCGGCTCGCGATCCTGAACCGGAGGGACGCATGACCGACATCAACGACCTCGATCAGTACCTCGGGAAGTACGTCGAGCTGATCGACCCGGACGGCGAAGGCGCGGGCGGTTTCCTCGTGAAGATCTACGACGAGGTCGACTACATCCCGCACCCGGTGCGCACGGTGCTGCTCGACTGGGGCCAGGGCTGGCGGATCGGCGAGTCGACCGAGGTGAACATCATCCCGGCGCCGCAGGACCAGAAGGCGCCGAAGGTGACGAGCGGCATCGACGTGCTGCACGAATTCGCCCACGACGGCGAATGCCCGGACATGAACTGCCGCACCCGGGCCAGGCGCCAGCTCCGCGCCCTGCGCGAGTGGCGGATGAAGCAGGAGAATGCCTACTGGCAGCACCGGTTCGTGCGCCGGGTCCGGGAGAACCGCGAGGACCCGGCCGCCGTGGCGCACACCATCCGGCAGGCCGAGGAGGAGGGCGCCCCGCAGGACATCCTCGACCACCTCCAGATCCTGGCCGAGCGCGCCTACAAGGCCGTGGCGACGGGGGAGAGGCAGTGAACACCACTCCGTGCCCCTGCTGCGGGGCAGCCCGCAGGCGCCGCCAGTACCTGTGCACATCCTGCTGGGACCAGCTCCGGGTGTGGGTGAAGAACGCCCTGAAGAAGACCGACAACCTGGCGGCCGAGCGCTTGCGGGAGCTGTACGACCAGATCCACGACGCCCGGCCGCTGAACGAGATCGAGGTGACCCCGTGAGCGAGCGCGTCAGCATGGTCCGGCTGCTGCACGGGCTGATGTACCCGACGATCTCCCGCTGCCAGAACAAGGACTGCTTCCTCGGGCGCACCCTGCCCGGAGTTCGGCTGGAGACCGGCGCGGTGATGGAGTTCGCCGTGGCCGACGAGGCGGCCCATCTCCTGCGCTCACGGCAGAGCGAACAGGAGCAGCGCAACGGCCTGATGGAGGTCATGCGGGCGGACGGCCGGAACGTCGTGCGCTTCGACGCCCGGGGCGTCATGGTCGTGACCAGGCGGGAGGACTGATGGACGCAGGCCAGGTGCTCGGTGTCGGCGTGGCAGGTTCGGCGATCCTGTCGGGCCTGCTCGTCGGTTCGGCCGAGCTGTACAAGAAGCTGTCCCAGCTCGGCATGAAGCCGGAGCAGGGGCCGGTGGTCACGAGCCTGTCGAAGGAGCCCGGCGATGAAGAAGGGTGAGCCGACGCGCGCCGACGTGGCGCTGGACGCGCTGGCCGAAGTGCGCAAGGTGCTCGACGAGTGGGCCGGGTCCGACTGGAGCCACACGAATCCGGCGCAGGAGATCGACCACATCCTGCACCTGGCGTACGCGAAGCTCCGGATGCAGTCCATGCGGCGCGAGCGGCGCCCGGCCACCTGGCTGGCCCAGCCGGTCAGTGCGGTCTGGCCGCAGGAGATCGCCTGGTACCGGGAGCGTGAGCCCGACACGGCTCTCTGCTTCGAGGTGCGCATCACGGACGGCACGAAGGGCGCGGTCGGCCGCCGGGTCGAGGTGCGCATGTCGGCGAACGATGCCGACTTCCTGGCCATGTCGATGAAGGGCATGGCCGAGTGGGGCAAGGGCAAGCCCGGACCGGTCGACATTCTGAAGGAGCTGCTGCCTGGCGGCTCGGTGAACGAGGAGGAACCGACGTGAGCTACCCCATCCTGCTGGCGGTGCCCGGCATGAAGGACTTCGCGGAGAAGGTGGACGACGAGCGCGCCCGCCAGCTCAAGAAGTGGGGCGACCAGATCCACCCCGACATCGATCCCCGTGACATCGCCTTCGTGACGCACCACCATTACGAGTACAAAGCCGGGATCATGAAGGGCGTCAACGACGAGCGCGAGACGCCCAGCCGGACCGTCGGCCGGTGCAGCCGGTGCCAGCCGGAAGGCGACCACAAGCACACCGCCTGGGACTTCATCCTGCTGGAGGAGGTCTACGAGGCCCTGACCGAGGCCGCCGCCGGGGACCTGGACAAGCTGGAGACCGAGCTGATCCAGTGCGGCGCCGTCATCGCGGCGTGGGTCTATGACATCCGGCGCCGGAAGGGACTCGTCTGATGGACGCCGTATTCGGTGAGAGCCCCTTTGTGACGGGTCTGAAGGGGCTCGGCATCCGGCAGTTCCACGACGCCGACGAGAGCGGCGCCATCGTCATGCACGAGGGCGACGTCGAGAAGTGCCCGCAGCCCCAGTGCCAGTGGCCCCGCCTGCGGGGGATGATCACGGTTCCCGACGGTGACCGGGAGCGCACCGGTACGGTCGTCCACCGGGACGAGGAGGTCGTGCGGATCGAGACGGCCAGTGGAGGCGTCTACGAGTGCGGCCTGTCGGCCGCCCGGCGGCCGGAGTGGGGCGTGTACTGCCCTCACGGGATCAAGCTGATCGAGGCCGAGCCGGTTGAGCACACCTGCCAGCTCCCGCCGCCGCCCTGTGACATGCCGGGTGTACCGGGTCACATCTGCGCCGACCACCGCTGGTGCAAGGCGTGTTACCCGGACGGCCGGAAGATCTTGCCCTGGCCCTGCGGGGAGGAGGGCTGCACCGAGGCCGACTTCGACCGAGAGCAGCAGGAGCAGATCGACGCGTACTACGAGGAGATGAACCAGTCGTACTACGGCTGAAGCGGAAAGGGTGAAGAGCGTGGAGCGGCCGGTCAGGTCGAAGGTCGAGCACGGGTCTGCCTCTTGCGGGAGGTACGGGTGCGACCGGGAGGAGTGTCGGCTGGCGCTCTTCCGTCAGCAGAAGCGGAGCAAGGTCAACGTTCACCGGGGCCAGCGCGCGAACGTCAGCGCTGCCCCGGCTGGAGCCCATTGCCGCCTCCTGCGGGATGCGGGCATGTCGCTCGCGGACATCGCCAGGAAGTCGGGACTGGCGCGCGGCACGGTCGGACACCTGGTGGCCAACCGAATCGAGCGCATCCACCGGGACACCGAGCGCGCCATTCTGGCGATCGAGATTCCGCCGAAAACCTACCGACCAGAGCTGGATGGCATGACCGACGCGACGGCCGCTCGGCGCATCCTTCAGGCGCTCAGCGCCCGTGGGTTCTCCCTCCCTGTGCTGGCTCGTGAGGTGGACGGCACAACGACCGAGACGATCGGGGCCATCAGGCAGGGGCGCCGGACCACCATCCGGGTCTCGATGGAGAGCGCGATCTTCCACGCCTACCGCAGAATGTGGGACGCCGATCCCTTGGATTACGGGATCGCCGAGCCGGACTCCAACCGGGCGAAAGCGTGGGCAAAGAAGGCGGGCTGGGCTCCTCCGGCCGCATGGAATGAAGAGGATCTGAGGGATCCGAAGGCTCGGCCGAAGGGCCTTGTCAGGGAAGGGGAAGCGTGATGGCCACGCCCAACGGGATGACCACGGCGGAGCTGGATGACAGGCTCCGCCAGCACTTCATCAGCGACAAGGACCAGCTCGCCCTGGCCGGGGCCGGGGCCGTGTACCTGACGGAAGTCACCGCACCGGGGCACTCCGGCCGCCGGGCCGACGCGGTGCACATCGGCCTGTGGAACTCGCGGGGTGCCGGGACGATCGAGGTCTGCGAGCTGAAGGTGAGCCGTGCCGACTGGCTCCGGGAGCTGAAGGAGCCGAAGAAGGCGGAAGCCTGGTGGTCGTACTGCCACCACTTCTGGCTGGTCGTGCCGCACGAGGGGATCGTCAAGGACGGGGAGCTGCCCAAGGGGTGGGGCCTGATGATGCCCGGTCCGCGCGGGCGCCGCTTCAAGGTGCTGGTCAAGCCCGAGGAGCGCAGCGAGGAGGACTTCAGGCTCACCATTCCCCTGCTCATCACCCTGCTGAAGAACACCGAGACGACCCGGACGAATGCACTCCAGCGCCTGGAGCGGGAGCTTCGGCAGAAGTTCTACGAGCAGGAGCGGCAGACCCAGCGCCAGCGGGGCACCTTCAACGAGAAGGACAAGCGCCGCCTGGAGCTTCTGGACCGCCTGGAAGCGGCGCTGGGGGTCGGCCTGGCCGAGTACTCCTGGGAGGGCAAGCTGGAGCCGGAGGGGGCCGCTGAAGTCCTTCAGGCCCTCGTTCAGGGGCAACTCAGCCTGGACAGGGCAAAGGATCGGGCGGAGTCTGCCGTCAGGGAGCTGGACCGGACGGCCCGCACGGCACAGGAGACGGCCGACAGGCTGCGCAAGGAGATGGGAATCCGGTGAGGCGGATGCGGAGCTGGCGCGAGCGGCACGAGGACCACCGCGATATGGGGTGGCGCCACGAGCTGGTGCACTGGCTCCGCGAACCGGCTGACTGGGGATGGCAGGATCTGTACGAGGTCAAGCACAGGATGGGACACCGGATCCACCTGGTTCCGGGACGACTGATGGCGTGGATGTGCGCCAGAGCGGAGAGGAAGAAGCGATGAGGCGGATGTTCAGGTACGAGGTTCCGGTCGATGACCGGGAGCACCGGCACGTGGTGTACGGAATCGTGAAGAAGGTGGCCACCCAGGAGTGGGCACCCGGGAAGATGCCGGTCGTGGAGTTCTGGGCCGAGGACGTCACCCCGGCGCCGAACGGCACGCTGCTCCAACGGACCTTCCAGGTCTTCGGGACCGGCCACCCCCTGCCCGAGAAGGCGAAGTGGCGTGGCACCACCGACCGCGACCCAGCCGGTCTGGTCTGGCACCTCTACGAGATGGTCGGCGAGGGTGATGAGTAGCCCCTGCAAGCAGACCCGGCACTGCGTGGACCACGGCTGGTGCCACCGATGCGACCCCGCCCTGGCCGCGCTGATGTCCGAGGTCAATCACGTGATCAGCGACGTGATCGAGGACGGAGCGGCCCGCAGCAGGCTGTACACCGAGATATCGAAGATCATGCACGTCGGCGACCCCGTCCAGATGGCGGCCGAGCTGGCGGAAGCCCGGCAGACCAACCGGAACCTGAACCGCCGGGCACAGGCCGCCGAGTCGACGATCGAGCGGTACAGGGCGGCCGTCGCCGAGTGGATGATCCGCGACGACGGCACCTACGTGCCGTACGACAGCCTGAAGGTGATCGGTGCGCTGGCCGGGAAGGAGATCCTGCCGGGGGTCCGGTACATGCGGCGGTTCGAGAACGCCCAGCAGGCCGAGGAATTCATCGAACGCGTCTACGGCCTGCTGGAATACTGGAACACCCTGACCGCGCCGTTCGGACCGCCGCAGAGCTGGTGGTGGGAGGAGCGGCGCGGTGAGCTGTCGGACGTGCTGGCCGGTCGCGGTTCGCCCGGCGTGCAGGACAGCCTGCGGGGTCAGGTGCGGGCGGCCTTGGAGGAATCCGGGATCAGTCAGGCGGCGGCGGCCCGCAGGCTCGGGGTGTCCACCAAGCACATGAGTCAGATGCTCACCGGAAAGGCGACGCTGACCCTGTCGTGGGCAGAGAAGATCCTGGCCATGTGCGGCCAGCGGCTGGAGATCAGGGCGGTCTCCGCCATCCCTTCGGAAGAGGAGAGTACGTGAGCGACCAGGACTACAAGATCGAGAAGGACAACATCTACGAGTCGGCCGACCCGCGTGACGGTGGGCGCCGCATCCTCGTTACCTCGTTCTACACGGGCTACGCCAACGCCAACATCGTCAGCTACCCGAGCGGGAAGAACCACCGCTCGATCAACGTGAAGTACCTGCACGAGGACCGGAACACCGGCAAGGGGACGCCGCGCAAGAACGGCTACTTCTTCGTCGGCAAGAAGCAGGAGATCGAGGCCCAGGCCGACGCCACGGCCTGACACAGACGCCGGAAGGAGCTGCACCCGATCCGCCACGAGAGCGGAAGGTGCAGCTCCTTCGTTGTTGACCCGTCGGTGTACTCGATCTCGATCGTGTCCTCGCCCGACTCGGGCTCGGCCCAGGACGGGGGCCGGAACTTCGCCACCCGGCAAGGGTGTCAGGTCCGCGACCACTCCACCTGCTGGGTGGCGGCCTGGTCTCTGGCCGCCGCCTCCGTCTCACGCACGCTGGAGTCGTTGCGCAGCAGGCTGTCCACGACCGCCTGACTCAGGTTCAGCTCGGCTGCGAAGGTGCGCACCTGGTCGGCGCACTCCTTGAAGCCGTTCACCCAGCGCTGAGCCGCCTCCTCGCCGATCCGGTTGATGCCGTCGTGCAGTTCGCGGGTGACCTTGTCTGCCGTCACGATCTCCCTGATCAGGGAGTTCTGGATCATGCAGATCCGTTCCAGCAGGTCGGTCGGTACCCCCTCGGGGAAGTACTCGTCGAGCACCAGCCGGACGGCCCGCTCGTTCTCCATCCGCATTCGCTGGCTCATCTCGGCCAGCCGCCTTCTCTCCGCCCGCGACCGCTGGAACTCCTCGTTCAGGCCGTCATTCACCGCTCGCCTCCGCCGCCATCTCGGCCTGCTTCACGGCGGCCCGCTCGATCTGGAACTTCATCTCCGGCACCGCCTTGCGCTTCTTCTCCAGGGCGCCCGGGAGGGCCGGGTGCCGGGGCTCGTCGCGCAGCCACTTCTCGTACAGCCGGATGCGCCCTTCCAGCACAGCGAGACGGGCCTGCGCCTGCTCGACGAGCGTGCCCGAGAACTCGCCGCTCTCGATCCGGATCTGCTCCTCACGCAGGCGCGTCGCCTCCGGCAGGACGTAGTCGGGGGTGCGCGGGCTGACGGCCAGGCCGGTCTCCACCCGGCGCTCCTTCAGCACCCACGGGGGAGTGCCGCCCCGCTTGCCCTGCGGCGGCTTGCTGCGGGACTCCGGACGCCGGGCCGCTGCGGGTGCACTGCGGGGGGCGGCGGAGGAGGTGCGCTGGGGTGCCGGGCGCCGGTCGTCGAACTTACGGGGCATCCTGGGCACGAAGCCGCCGAGCCGCACCGACATGGGACGGTCGTTGCCCATGCCGTACACCGACGCGATCTTCAGGTCGCCGAGCTGGCGCACGATGTCCTTCGCCTCGGCCGGGCCGAGCTTCTTGCCGTCGCGGTCTTCGAGGTTGGCCACGTCGAGCGACGTCACGGGCCTGTTCGTGGCGGTCGACCAGGAGAGCAGGGCCAGGACCGCCATCTCTTCGTAGTCGAGCTGACCGAGAACCGTCGGCGACGGGGCGATGCCCGTCCAGGGCTGCTTCTCGTTCACGTTCTCTCCCTTCCTTGTCCCCGGAACACGGGGATCATGATAGGCATCATATCGCCGTTGACCTGCACGTGTCACTCTCGGTTCATCGTTCACCGAATGCCTGGAAACATGGGAACACTCTGTGATGCAGATCGCCAAGACAGGCTTGCGGCAAACATGTTGATGTGGATAGACTGGCCTAGGCAGCAACGGAAAAACGGCAGAATAAGCCGAGGAAAGGGAAGAGCGTGACGCTCGAATTCCAGAACGGAAGTGGAAGCTCCGGCGGTTCCGGATCCAGTGGGTCCGGCAACGGCAGCAGCGGCATCCCGGCGGGCGACCGGGGCAAGGGGCCGGACAACGACGGCACCCTGAACGGGTTCCGGGTCGGGAGGACCAAGTAATGGCGGACATGACCAAGGAGACCCTGTCGGACGCGCAGCTCGCTCCGGCCGGTGTGCCGGTGCTCGGCGTCGGCCAGAAGCTGGACATCACCGGCACCGTGTCGGTCGGAGTCTCCTGGGACGCGTCGTCCCGAGGCAAGGGCGGCCTGCTCGGGAAGGTCTTCAAGAAGGCGGGCAGCGACCTCGACGTGGTCGCCGTCCTCTTCCAGGACAACGAGCCCGTGGTGCTGTGTGCCGGGTGGGACAGCCTCGTGAACCCGCTGCACGGCCAGCCCGGCGACGGGTCGGTCACGCACTCCGGCGACAACCAGACCGGTGAGGGTGAGGGCGACGACGAGACGGTCACCTTCCACCTCGACAAGATCCCCGGGGAGTTCCACCGGATCGTCATCATGGTCGCCGCCTTCAAGGACAAGAACAAGAAGCTCGGCGACCAGGGCTTCCAGGGTGCCAACAACGTCCTCACCTCCGTCTACGACGGGACCGGCGGCCCCGGTGCCAAGCCGGAGTTCTGCATCCGCCCCTCCCTGCTCGGAACCGAGAACTGCGTGATCGTCACGGTCCTCGACCGCGTCGGCAACACCACGCAGTGGACGATGGAGAAGAAGAACACCCGCGTGCGCGTCAAGCACGGTGACCAGATGGACCTCATCCGTCAGGCCGCCGCCGTCAACAACGGCTGACCTACACCGCGCAGGACAGAACGGCCCGCCTCCCCAGACCCTGGAGGCGGGCCGTTCGCCGTTCCCACGGATACGCTCTTCTGGATACGGGCACGCCCGGAAATGAGGTGGAGCAGTGGCCAACGGATACGACAGTCACAGCCTGAAGACGACCGGTCTGCGCGAGGCAGCCAGCTCGGACATGCCGATGGGTCTGCGCACGGCAGTGAAGGACAAGCGATACACCCGGAACGGGATCGGCTTCCGCACCCAGCAGGAGGCTGACTACCCGGGCGGCACGGCCACCCGCAAGCGCGGCATGGACGAGTCGCAGCGGCCCTGGGAGACCGCCCAGGAGGCGACCAGCCCGCAGATCAAGCCGCGTGCCACCCTGGAGAAGTCCGGCCTGCTGGAAGCCCTGCCGCCATGGCTCCAGAAGAAGGGAGAGGGCGACAAGGAGGAGCAGAAGGAGGCGGCGGTCGAGTTCGTACGCGAGAACATGTCGTCCTTCCCCTGCGAGGAGGACGCCCGCATGGCGCTCGCCGTGCTGAGCCAGTTCGTGGACGGCGACACCCTCGACGACCTTCAGCAGGCGATCGAGGACCAGTACGGCGATCCGATGGCCGAGCCGCCGGTCGACGACTACGAGTACGGCGATCCCGACGAGGACGAGTACAGCTACATGGGGGAGAGCGACCTCCAGGAAGCGCCTCTGAACGCCGACAAGCGCAACAAGCTGCCGGACTCCGCCTTCGCTCTGCCGGGCCGCAAGTACCCCATCGACACCCCGGCTCGGGCTCGCAGCGCCCTGTCCCGGGTCGAGCAGTTCGGTTCCGACGAGGACAAGCGCAAGGTGCGGGCGGCCGTGAAGAAGCGGTACCCGAACATGGACGTGAGCTGAGATGGGCGAACCCCGCTGCCGGTGAAGTCGGCTGGGCAAGAGCCGGGCAGCGGGGTCCTGGAGGGGCCAGTCCGGGTCGGTGAAGGCGCCTCGTGAGCAAGTCCATCGTCTCTTCTGGGGGACTGCCGAGGCAAGCGTTTCGATGGATGCCGAACGGAGTGGAAGAACTCAAGGATTCTGATCGGCCGTGTGGTACAGCGCCCCGGTCGGCAGGGCGATGACGGAGCAGTTCACCCAGCGGCAGACGTCTTCAGGCTCCGGACCGTACTGGACATAGATCGCCGTGTCGGTGGCCCGGTCGTCGTCGGTGAGATCGGGATCCTCCTCGACGTACTCCTGCCACTTCTCGTTCGTGCAGGCCCACTCGGTGCGCTCGCCGAGCATGATTCCGAAGCTGTGGATGGCGAGCGCGCTGCCGTCGCGATCGGCCTTCGAGGGGTGCGCCATGCCCATCGTCTCGACGACCAGATCACCCATGCGCGGCTTGCTCATGCGCTCGTACGCGCTCCGGCCGTACTCGTTGTGGGCTCCCCGCAGAGTCGCCTGCCACAAGGACCGGGCGATGTCGAGGATGATGACCCGGCGGCGCAGTGCTGCCGGGTCCAGGCTGAGCAGGTCGTCCCGGGTCCGCTTGACTCCGGCGACACCTTCATGCGGCTGTGGCCACTTCGACATTTCCCGGTCCCTTCTTCTCCGTTTTCCTGGAGAAATCCTACCGGGAAAGGTCCGTCAGAGTCGCCACATCAGAGCGGTGCGATTCCGCTCGCTGATGAAGTCGGTCCTCGGGGTCATGTCGTGATCCGGCCAGTAGTTGCGCACCGGCTCGCGGGTGACACGGCCGGTCAGGGATCCACGGATCCCCGTTGTGGTGCTGCTGCACCCGCTGGAGCTGGCTTGCGTGGCCATCTCGACCTCCCCTTCAGTTCGTACGGACAGTGTCTCAGGAGTGCTCCGCGAGCGCCCCCAACCACTGGAT